GGATATGTAGGCGTAGGGATAGGAGGGACGATAGTAGGTAGGGGAGCTGACCTCTTTTTGATAGACGATCCGATCAAATCAGCGGAGGATGCAGACTCGGTCTCTTACAGGAATGCGGTCTGGGACTGGTATCAGAACGTTGCCTACACGAGGCTTGAGAACAAAGGTGCGATAGTGCTGACGATGACGAGGTGGCACAAGGACGACCTTGCAGGCAGACTGATCGAGAATGCAAAGAATGACGGATGGGAGGTGTTGAGCCTTCCTGCCTTGGGCGATCCGGGAGAAAAGGAAAGGGCGGAAGGCGAGGCATTGTGGCCTCATAAGTATGACGGCCTATCTTTGAAGAGGATAAGGGACAACATAGGGACGAGGGCATTCGGTGCGCAGTACTTGCAGCGTCCTGTGATGGAGGAATCGAGCATCTTCAACCGAAAATGGTTCAGGTATTATGAGAACGGGAACCTCCCCCATGTGTACAGGTATGTATGGAGCTGGGACACGGCATCGAAGGCGAAAGCGCAGCATGACTATTCGGTAGGCACGTTCTGGGCGGAATGTGAGAACGGCTTTTATTTGGTGTACCTATGGAGGGAGAAGTGCATATACACGGATTTGAAGAGGGCCATAGTGAACATGCAGTCTGCATGGGAGGCGGACTGTGTCCTGATAGAGGACGCATCAAGCGGTATCCAGTTGCTGCAAGACCTTCAGGAGACGACCTCATTGCCCATATTGCCTGAGAAGACAGAGGGGAGGAGCAAGGAAGCGAGGGCGGTCGCTATATCACATTTGTTTGAAAGTGGCAAAGTTTTCTTTCCAAGGAACGAAGATTTTGTTAATGTATTGGTGGATGAGTTGGTATCTTTCCCAGCTTCAAAGAGAAAAGACCAGGTGGACAGCGTTTCCCAGGCGTTGCGTTTTATGAAGAGGCAAGAAGAGGCCTGGGTCGAATGGTTGTAAGGAAACAATGATATGAGCGTACTGCAAAAGATCAGAGATGTGTTCAATGTGCCTACGGAAGTGTCTCCTTACATCGAGGCCCCTAGCTTGTATGAGAAATCTTCCTTGTTCATGCCTATCTCGAACACTTTGCTCTCTGTGCTGAATGAGCAAGAGATGACCTATGAGAAGCTTGCGGTGGAAGGTTTCCAGAAGAACCCTTACATATTCTCGTGCATAGACACTTTGGCGAATGCCGGGGCGAACCTGAAGCTCTCCTTGTTCAAAGGGAGGAGGGAGATAGTCAGGGAACACAAAATCCTAGACTTGTTGAATAATGTGTACTATGGGCAAAGCAAGCTCTCTTATTACGATTTCATGTATTACATGTGGGCATATTTCTATCTGGCAGGCAATGCCTACCTATGGGTGGACGTAAGCAGCGGAGAACCTTCTCAGGTGGTGTTGCTGTCACCTAAAGAGATCAGGATAGAAGTCATTGACAACAAGGTCTCTTATTACATAAACAATAAATTGTTCAGGGGCAATGGTGCGAGGTTGATCCATCTGAAGTTCTTCCATCCTTTCCAGAAGGTCGAGGGGATGAGTCCTTTGAACGCATGTGCGCTTTCCATAGACCAGAACAATGCCGGGCGTATTTGGAACACTAACCTGTTGAACCGCATGACGAAGACAGACGGATACCTGGAATCGAATGCAGGCAGGCTTTCGGAGAAGCAGAGGCTTGTGCTTAAGAATGAGATGGAGGCCAAGACAGGCGGGGCCAACAATGTGATGAAGACGATGGTCTTGCCAGGAGGCATGAAGTTCCATCCTTTGACCTTGTCCGCAGTCGACATGGACTGGGAGAAGGTGATGAGCATGAGCGGCAGGGAGATATCCATGGCCTTGAAGGTCCCTGCGGAGCTTTTAGGTTTTGAGAACAGGACCTATGGAAATGTGAAAGAGGCCAAGGCAGGGCTTTACTCTGAGGCGGTGATCCCTCAGATGAACAGGATTTTGAGTTTCTTGAACAATGAACTGCTGTCATTGTTCAATTCAGGGCAATTCCGCTTAGAGATAGACATGGACAAGGTGGACGTTCTCAAGAGGGACCGTAACCTTGTGACCAAACAGGCGGTGAGCCTTTTTGATTCTGGCATAATAACCAAGAATGAGGCAAGGAAACTCCTGGGGTATGATGAAAGGCCAGGTGAGGACGTGTTCAAAGAGGACATCAAACCTCCTGACTTCACCAATGTTGCAAGGGAAGCGGAATTGGAAAAGGAACCTAACAACAAGGAGATCGCAGCGGATGAAAAGAAAATCGTTTCAATTTGAGGTAAAGAACTTCTATCTAGAGGACAAAGAGATCAATGGAGTGCCTGTGAAGGTGTTCGAGGGATATGCTTCTGTTTTCTCTAATGTGGACAGGGTGAGGGACGTGGTGATGCCAGGGGCCTTCAGCAAGGCATTGCAGAAGAATGGCAATCGTATGATACTTATGAGCAACCACAGGGACAATGTTGGCGTTGCAGACGTTAAGGAAGACGGCAAAGGCCTGTTCGTTACAGGCTATATCAACCAAGAGACCCAGACTGGAAGGGAGGGATACTCCCTGCTCAAGATGGGGGCCGTCAACAAGATGAGCTTCGGCTATGAGATCAAAGATGAGAAATGGGTGACTGCCGAAGATGGAAAGGAATACAACGAACTAAGGGAGCTTATCCCTTATGAAGTGAGTTTTGTGGATTTTCCTTGCAACCCTCAAGCAGAGATCACAGCGGTTAAATCAGTTAGTGAGAACGAAAACATCGACCCTGAGATTATAAATGATCTTAGGTCTATCAATCAGGGTCTTATTAAATCAACCAATTACTTAAAGGAGAATATCAATGAGTAATGAAAAAGAGGTAAAATCCCTGATTGAAGAGCAGGGGAGGCTAGTTGAGGCTTTTCGCAAAGAGGTCGTGGACAAGATCGAGACCACTGAGGAAAAGCAGAAGACTTACATCAATGAGAAAGATGCTAGGATGAGCAAGCGTCTTGATGAGATCGATGAAAAGTTTAAGACCCTTTCTCGTCCTGAGAGTTCACTTGGGCAAAAAGATGCTGGTGAAGAAAAAGAGGAATTGAACAGTTTATATACTAAGTTCGTTAGAAAGGGCTTTAACAAGTTCGATAGGGAAGACGCAGATAAGCTAAGGGACTTGGCCGCCCAAGGCTATGCCAAGAGATTGAACAAGGCAGCAGGTGACCCTGTATTATCTTATACAGATGCTTCAGGCGGTCATTTGATCCCTGAGTTCATGTATCAGCAAATCCTTAATAACTTCCAAGAGCAAGACCCTATGAGAGCTGAGGCGGACGTTATTGAAATTACCAGCAATAAGATCGAGTTCCATACTGGGTTCGATGCTTCCGCTGGTTGGGAAGCTGAATCATTCGCCTATAATTCAGGTACTGCCCCAGATGCCGCTGATCCTTCTTTCTCAAGGCAAGAGGTCTCTTGCAATGTTTTAGCTGGACAGGTCAGGCTATCGCTTGAAGCTTTAGAGGACATCCCGAACATTGGTTCTTATGTTACTGAGCGTTTGGCAACTAAGATGGCGGCCACCGAAGGCGGAGCTTTCATTGATGGAGATGGTTCAGGAAAGCCTTTAGGTTTTAATACCACCACCATTGAAGGCGAGATGAACTCTAGCCAAAAGATCACCATGGCATCATCTTCTGTCTTTGATTTCGATGAGTTCTATGATGCTCTATATAGCTTGCCTACAGGCTACTGGAACACAGCTAAGTGGTTCTTCAATCAAGACACTTTGGCCAAGCTTAGGAAAGTGCAAGATAGCCAGGGCAATTATTTATGGCAAGGTGCTTTGATAGGAGCTGATAAAATAGCTCCTGCCACCATTGCAGGAAGGCCTTATGCTGTCATGCCTACTATGGAAAATCTAAGCACTAACATCAGGGCGGTTTATGTAGGCGATATGAAACAGGCCTACAAGATCATCCAAAGAGTAGGTGTTAGTGTTGTGCGTTTGGATGAGTTCCAATATCCAGATGTGCTTTTCATTGCCCGTACCCGTGTAGGCGGCAGGGTAGTGTTACCTGAAGCATTGTCCTTACTCAAAGGCGCAGCATCATAATAATTGACGATAAGGAAGGGGGCATCCCCTTCCTTATATTTTTAGGAGGTAGACATGGCAGAAGAAAAGAAGGCCAAGAAAGCTAAGAAGATAAGCACCTCTGCGATTGAGAAGCTTGTCAAGGAGCTGGAAGGCTCTGACAATAAGCAACATAAGTGGGCGGCCAATAATTTAAGGATTGCCCTTAAGTTCTTAAAGGCATAAGATGGCGGCCATCAAATTAGTTTCAGAGGCAAATGTAAGGACGTACCTTAATTTCTCTAGCACGAACCAAGACACCTTGATAGGTGAGCTTATCGAGCAAGTCTCTGAGGACATCCAAAACTATTGCGACAGGACCTTTACTGCTGGGACGAATGTGCTTGAGTATCCTCTTGGCGGAGGCCCATACCTTTCCCTCAAAAGGTTCCCTATAACCAGCGTTTCCCATGTGAGGTACAACTCAGACTATGACTTCACAGATAGCGCAGACGACATCGATTCGGACGACTATACCATAGCAGGGAATTTCGGAGACAGCGGACTGATCTATTACAAAGGGAAGAAGTGGACTGCGGTCGAGGATGCTTTAGAGGTGAAATACACAGGAGGCTATTCGGACACGGCAGGGATATTGGATGTTCCTGACGACTTGAAGAAAGCTTGCATCATGCAAGTGGCGTACTTGTTCGACAGAAGGAAGACCTTGGGGGTAAGGACAGCATCTGGGCAAGAAGGAAGTTTGAATTTCCAAGGAGACTATGAATTCCTTCCTCCAGTAAAAGGCATCATAGATAAATATAGAAGGCTGACAATTGTTTAGGCCTATCACTAAGGAGGAAGGCATGCCCAAATATAAATGCAAAGTGGTCAATGGGCCTATAAAATATTATTTCAAAGGGCAGAAGGTCATTAAGCAAGAAGGCGAAGAATGTGAGATGGACAACCTTTCTGCATATGAGCATTTCAAGATGATAGGTTGCATTGAAGACTTGGCCCCTGCCAAAAAGAAAAAGAAGAAAAAAGAGGAAGTCCCTGAAGATGCCTCTGAAGTTTGATTTTACAGTAAGGCAATCTGTACTTTTTGAAAAAGGCACGTTGCCTAGGTTTGCCAATGAGGCATATGTCCATGCTTTGGACACCACACGAAGAGTTGCCGTACAAGAAGCAAAAAGGCTTGTGCCTGTAGGCAAATTCTCTAAGACCCCTGGAGCTTTGAAAAGGTCTATTCGGAGCAGGATGATACCTGGAAGAAAGTTTGAAGGAAGGTTTGAGATAATTGCGGACGCTCAGAACAAAGGATTTTATTATGGGCATTCCATAGAGAAAGGAAGGCAGTCTGTAACGGCAAAAAGTTCTCCTTACCTGATATTCAGAGATGGA